GAAGGTAACTATGAAAACCCATCGCTCCAAGACCAACCGCACGTTCTCTATATGCGCTATAAGCGGCTTTTGCAAAACCTTTCTTATCTTCTCTAACATAAGACATAAACTCCTCTATGCTGTCTGCTGACACGTTCATTCCTGTGTCTAGCATAGCGTTGTCAATGAAGTGTTCAATGATGTTATCCAGCATGTTAATCATGTCAGAGATAAACAGTTCATCGTCCTTCCACTCATCAAAGTATTCTAAGTTAACACTGGACAAGCAGCACACTGCTGTGCGGTCTTCACTGGTTGGTAAGGTAATCTCAGAGCATAGGTTACTCTGGCGTACCTCCAGACCCATGTCCTTCTGCGGCTGTGGTAGAGCCTCATTACAGCGGTCTAGGTTAACAATGTATGGTTCACCTGTCTCTGCTCTGGTGTGTACTAGCTGCCACCACAAGTCCCTAGCGGATACAGTCTTGATAGCCTGCTTGGACTTAGGGTCAATCAGCCTCCACTGATCATCAGACATGACGGCGGCCAAGAATTCGTCTGTGATTGTAATTCCATTGTGAAGGTTAAGGCACTTACGATTAAGATCGCCCCCAGTAGTCTTTCGCATAGCGATAAACTCTTCCACTTCTGGATGGCTGATGTCCATATACGCTGCATAAGATCCTCTCCGTGTTACGCCTTGGTTGAAGGCAAGCATCTGACTGTCTACGACATGCATGAAAGGTATGCTGCCAGTAGACTGACTACCGTTAGCAGTTGAAACGCCATTACTTCTAACAGCACCCCAATATCCACCCAAGCCTCCACCTCCACTTGCAAGCCATATGTTCTCATCATAGTGATCAGATAGCCCACGCCTTGAATCAGGAACATAATTGAGAAAACAGCTAATAGGTAAGCCGCGAGTGGTTCCTCCGTTACTAAGAATAGGAGTGCTAAAACCGAACCAGCCCTTGCTTGCGTAGTCATAAAGCCGCTGTGCAAGATCGAAGTCAGTATGTCCTTGATACGTTGCCCCATAGACGGACGCTCTGGCGAAGGCTTCTTGTGCATGTGTCTCATCTCCCCAGAAATACCTATCCTTCAGTGTCTCCAGTGAGAACACATTGAGATTTTTTTCTCTGTCATAATCAATCTGGATACCTAAGTAATCCTGTACGCCTACCTTACTTGTCACTAGGGTTCTCCAGCATATGCGTAATCAATCGTTCTTCGTACCATCTGCCTTTCCTCAGATCTTCAACAGGCTTACCTTTGTAACTAGAGCGCCACAGGTATTTCATAGCGTTACCTTTAAGGTAACCAATGTATTCGTCATCTGTCAACATACCTCTGATAGCGTCGATACATTCCATGCTACCAGTGTTGTAATGCTCTGGTCGGTGTACATTGTCGTACTTATAGTCTCCGTACAATGGGTGGTCGTTAGGCTCGTTGTCAAGCTCATTGGTGGCGTTGTCTTTAATAGTCTTAAAACCCATCTTGTTCCACTCCTGTACTGTTATGTTATCAATACTCATCCCATTCGTCTCCGTTTGTATCTTCTTCAAACTGATGCAGCCTGTTGATAAACTTATCTTCAAACCTGTCCAGCAGTTCTTCAGCAGAGATGTCTAGCGCCTCCACTAGGTCATCGACATCATACTGCCTCAACACTCTCTCCTTGATCTCATCCATTGTTAGTGACATGATCTACATACTCGTCAACTGTGTAAAATTCAAAACCTTCCTTGTGACACCACTGTCCCATCGTAATCTTAGAACCTTTCCTGACCTTCTTGTTAGGGTCTGACAGGACAAAGATTAACTTGATTGGCTTGATGCTGTCACGTATAGACGTATACTTCTGGGTGTCTCCTGTCCTAAAGAATCCTTTAGTCTCAATGTAGTCACCCGTCTTCTTGTCCACAAAGTCTGGCTTGTACTTCCTGTGCATCACGTATGGTACATCATATGGCTCGTACAGATAGCGTTTCTTAGGCGCTGACTGTGCAAAGCGTTTCTCTAGTCCAGACCTATAGATACTCTGCTTACGTGATCTCTTGGACTTTAGGCTCATGAACCACCTCCGTTAAGAACCTTGGCCCGCTTGAGTACAGAAAAGTACGCAGTTCTGGATAGCATGAATGCTTGTACTGACAGTAGGAACAGTTTGCGGGTAATCGCATATTTCCACTTTTGCCATCTGCTAATGGTTCCGCGCATACTGGTGGTATCTCCTCTGCCTCTACGAGCTTTTTTACGTGACGTATCCTTTCGGCAATGTCACCTTTGATGGTTCTATATACTGGTGCCTCTGTGTCCTCTAGATCGTACTTCAGGTACGTCAGGTGACCATTGGACTTGTCCATGACTAACCATCCGAACTTAGTCTCACCTTCTGAGTAGGCATACGCCTTCAACTGGTCAACGTAGCCAAATGGATCTTCGTAGGCTATAGCACCTCTCTTGAACTTCCTGAAGCCATAAGTGCTTGCAGACTTGATGTCAGTCACGATACCGTCTATACGACAGTCCATGTGACCAGTGATGCCCTCTACCTGACATACCTTCTGCTCATCAGTGATCGTGTGCCCCGACATGCGACACAAGAACAAGAGCATTTCCTCAATCAGGTGTCCGTACATGAACTTCACATACGTATGCCCTTGGATCTCCTCTCCTGCACTCGTGTCGTTGTAGTGATGCCACAAGTACCTGTCATCTCTGCCTATGTTGGACAGGCGTAGCTTACGTCCGTCACGAGGCGCATCAGGCATGAACTCATTACGCATTAGCTGTTTGACAGCCTCTCCGAACTTGTCAATCTCTGCCTCAACGTCCACTGACTCATCAGCAGACTTTGTGGTCATCAGTTCGTAGATGTCATCAACAACTGTGTTAACTGTTTTCATTGAAATGTCCGTCCAGTATTTCTGTAGCGACAGGGTGTTGAATGTAGAACCACTCGCCCTTACGTTCATGTGACTGCGCTAGAAGCTCGTGTGCAGCCTTCTCAGCGGTTCGTCGGTCATCAGTATCATATGCCTTAATCAACTCATAGTCTCTGTAGGGAGAGCTAGTCTGATACTGCTTGAGCCTATCCTCTGCGTCCACAGCCATCCCTATTTTACACCAGCCCGGAAATGCTGGGTTAACCAGTACGTACACTTGACCCTGCTTGGCAAGCTCGTAGTTCTGTAGAGAACTGAAGGCTGCGTCAGTGAATCCCTTGTAGCGTCCGGGCTTGTGTAGCGGATGTGACTTAGGGACGTACTTACCATCTACGTACATCTGTAAGGCGTTCTCAGCTTTTTTAGTTTTAGGATTGTCCTTGTAGTAAAAGACTTTACCAGTATTCGGATTGATGTTAGTGTGTTTCTGCCCAGCTAGTTCCAATTTGATACTCCCCTGCAAGTTTGCAGTTTAGGTTAAAGTGTATACCTGCTGCCTCTAGACAAGAGACTGCAAGCTGCCCGAACTTCTCTGCTTGTGATGCTGGGACTTCGGTCTGGACTTCATCGTGGATGTTACCTACGATCTTATAGTCCATACCCCATAGTTTAGCATACTTATCCAGAGTAATCAAGGCTTGTTTCATAACTAATGCACCGGCACTCTGCAATAGAGTATTCAGTGCTGCGTGTTCAGAGCGAATCCATAGTCTCCTACCGTCTAGGCCATTGATCCAACCCTGTGCTGCCTCTTGTGCAACTCGTCCTTTAAGATTTGCATATGCTGGGAGATTAGACATAAATCGTTCTCTAAGCAGTCTACCAGCACCTGCGCCTCCTCCCGCCACCGTACCAAGTTTCGCGTCTCCTGCTCCGTACAACAGTGCGTAGATGAAAGTTTTAGCCTGATCTCTTGATTCAAGTCCTGCAAGCTGCTGGTTAGCAGTGTGTATGTCTCCTCCAATGACCTCATTTGTATAGTCCTCATCATTCATGTAGTGAGCCAGCATCCGTAGCTCTAGGCCACTAGCGTCAAAACCCACAAGTTTATGTCCTTCAGGGACAGTCCAGCATCGTCGGCACTCCTCTCCGTAGGGCGCTCGTGATGCCGGTACTTGCGCTAGATTAGGCTTGGCGTGTGTCATCCTGCCGGTTACTGCACCGTTAGTGTTGACCTGACCATGCACACGTCCTGTGTCCTCATCTACTGCGTCTATCCATGACTGCACCTGTGCTATACGTTTCTGCACCATCAGGTACTCTGAGATCAGAGAAGCCTGTGGGATGCCGGTGATACCTGATAGCACCTTCTCGTCTACAATTGCCTGTCCAGTTTCTGTGAACTTACAGGGCTTCCATCCATAGTGTTTTAGATATCTGCCAATCTGCTGCCGTGAACCCAAGTTAAACTCAGGGTAGTCTACTCTAGAAAAAGGGCCACCCACGATCTCCCAAGAGTCGCCCAAGAACTTCAAACCTACGACAGAGATGGCTCCATCCTTTTTTACTTTTGGCTGTATCTCCTTTACAAATGTCGGTAGCGGTCTGAAGGCTTCCTGTACGGCATCCTCTAGATCGTATAGCTTCTCTCGTAGCGTAGCGACTAACTCAATAGCTCTACGGTTGTCAAGTAGCCATCCGTTGCGTACCTGCTGCTGTGTGATCTCCTGCACGTCATGCTCTAGCTCCACCGACTGATCACTGAAGTGCCTCAGATCCCACTCCAGCTTCTTGTAGAGTGCTGCTGTAACCTCTACGTCACGTCGGCAATACTGTACCATCTCAGGCGATAGCTGCGACCAATCGCTATGGTCACCCTTGGGAAACTGGAGTCTCTCACCCCATGCTCTCAGAGAGTGCCCACCGTCTAGCTGTGGATTCGCTAGGCGTGACATGACCAATGTGTCCTTCACACGTTCTTTGTTTATGTCAATGTCCCACAGACGCTTCAGGACAGGTATGTCGTAACCCAGTAGATTGTGACCTACTACGTCATCATGCCCTCTCAGAGCGTACTCTAGGGACTCAGCATCGTAATGCTCCTGTAGTTCACCGTCTTGCATGGTGACTACCACCCACACTTTCGTAGGCTTCAGACCATTAGTCTCTGCATCTAAAAAGATGGGACTAGAGTCCATTTGCTTCCTCCTGTGGTTTTGTTGTTTCCATCATCCTGCCAGTGACCTTGTCGTACTTCAGCCAGCAGCAGGCACCCGTGAGTCCAGCGTAGCGATTCTTCAGGACACGCACTGTGGTTGTATTGCGCTTCTCCTCGTTATCGTTCTGCTGATCTCTCTCCAAACCAATCACCATGTCGGACAACTGTGCGATGGACTGAGAGCCTCGTAGCTCACTCAGGCTGATCTGCCCACCGTCCTCGTGTGCCTTGCCCTGTGTGCGCTTCAGGTGAGACACGAGAAAGAGTCCAATGCCTAGCTCCTGCACCAATGACCGTAGCTTGGTCATAATAGCGTCGATGGCTTTGCGCTCGTCACCATTCTCCTGCGCTGATACAACAATGGATAGGTGGTCTAAAATGATCCACTTGCAATCTAACGCTTTTGCCATGTAGCGAACGCGAGCCAACAGATTGTCTTCGCTTGTGCTGCCCCAATGGTCAAACAGGTAGTACCGCCCAGTGCCCATAGTCTGCTCCCAGAATGGGAATGCAGCGTCAGGGTCTAGATCCTCCTCTAGATGCAGGGGACAGTCTGCCGCTATCGACATGATGCCAAGGGCAGTACGTGCTACGTCCTCCTCCAACGCTAGGATGCCTATGTTGTCCTCAGTAGCATTCAGTAGGTAATACTCTAGCTCTCGCACCATCTGACTCTTGCCCATACCTGAGCCTGACGTGATCGTCACTAGCTCGTAGGGTCTGAATCCTTTGGTGTGGCTGTTGAGTCCCTGCCACGGGTATGCTATACTCTGCACCTTGATCTTGCTGGTGAGGGCTTCCCATGTGTCGCTGCCGCTGATAATGCCGTCAGGCTGGTAGACCTTAGCGTCCCACCATGAACTGGTGAAGTCCTTGATCTTGTTAGCCTGTAGCATGTCACTAGCGTCCTTCATAGGCAGCTTGACGATCTTCAGCTTGTTAGGGCTGAATAAGTCCTTGACATCCTCTACAGCTTGCTTACCGGCCTTATCGTTGTCGAAGCACACCACGATGTTGTCGTAACCCTCTAGCCACTCTAGCTGCTCTTTGATTTCTTTAGCAGCCGCAGATGCACCAGAACGCAACGACACGACATCATAGTTATTACCCACCATCTCAGACACAGACAGGCAGTCCAGTTCACCTTCAGTGATCGTCAGGTACTTACCGCGACCCTTACACACCTGCTGACCGAACAAGCCGACACCCTCAGTGCTACCAGTGACAAAGAAGTCTTTGTTTTTCACTAGGCGTACCTTGGTGCCCTTGACCTCGTCGGTGTCGCAGGCGTAGTATGGGTATATGTGCTTGGATATTTTACCCTGAGAGTCATACTCAACTGTCACGCCGTACTTTTTGCACGTGTTCTGGCTGATACGTCTATCAGGAATATCTGCAATGACTCCTGTCAACTCTAGCTTCCTCCGTAATGGTGTAGGTTCTACCGTGGTTTTGCCGTTGGGCTTGCCTACAGCGTGGCAGGAGAAACAATAGCTCCCACCGTCGCTGTAGACTGCCTTAGCGTCAGATGAGCCGCACTGATCGCACGACTCGTGGCCTATGAACCTAGAGTTCTGCGTCAACACCAGCCGCACCCATCTCTAACACACGAATACCGTCCATGTATACAGGCACACCGTACACAGGATGCTCGTCGCCGTACTTGTACGAGATACGCACCGTAGATCCTGCTGGAATGTCGCCACCAAAAGTTTCACCTTCTGCGTCTATCACACGCACTGGGTACTTGCTGGCAAACTTTCGTTGCATGATGGCATCGTCACCCTCGCCGTAGGATTTCAATCGAACACCCTTGCCGGACAGTTCGTTACTTGTGTCATCGTTCAGTGTCAGAGTCACAGTATATCGTCCGGTGTCTTTACCTTCGTACACCTCAGTCTCTTTCACGTTGATGAATTGTGCTTTACCTTCAATTACCGCCATTTATCGTTCTCCTATAGTTAGCGATTGAACAGTTAGTTGTAATGAATTTATCGTTCATTACCATAGTAGTATACCACAGTTTTCCTATAATGCAAGCTCCTCTTGTATAAAATATTCACTATTGAAGTCATCAGCCTCGTCTGGTCGATATAGTGCATCATTGCTGTATTGTGCACAAGTGCTGCACAAGTCGAGGAATTCCCCAGTGATCTTGTCTTTTCTGGACAGTTCGTGATTCTCTAGAATGATATTACATGCCTTGCATCTCATTAGTGTAGTTCCTCTCGTGAAAATAAATCGTTGTGTATTGCCTGCACTTCTGACAGTGGTCGGTTCTCTAGGTCTTGTGTCATGTGATCCGCTGCCATTGCCAGCATTTCGTGCACACTGCATGAGTTTAGTTTGTAGTCCACCAAGTCGCGTATCATGCGGTCTATAGGGTCTAGTTCGTTGGGATCTGTCACGTCTATATCATAGCTGTATGAGTCGCTCACGCTGCTACCTCCTGTTGATTGAAAAACTCTAGGCTGGCGTTAGTCCAGCGCATGTCGATTATATCAGCTTTGCTGGCGTAGTACAAGCGATAGGCGTCTATAGAACACTCGCGCTTGTATTCGTCGGGCATACACTGGGGCGGTTGTGTGTGGTGTACATTCCACGGCATACCCTCCGGTGGCTCTCTGAGCGCGTCACGACACTTTTGAATGGTTAGATGTGTCTTGTGATAGCGTCGGGTGTACTCGTCGCCTAACGCCACCATGTGATCGTACAGCCAGCGGTAGTTGCTGGTGCATTCTCTAGCCCAAACAGTGCTAGGGTGGTTCTTGTGTGTGGTTTTGTACACTGCACGATCGCTGTTGTATTCGTGGTGAGCCGTAGAGAGCATTTGTGCGCTCTCTAGGATCATCTTTACCACGTGCTTGTCACATTGCTGTTGTGCTGCCCGTGTTGGGCACTTGTCCAGATAAAATATGTTCATACAGTCCCCTTATTCCACAAAAGATCATTGTGTAAGCTCATTAAAGCAGTCCTAGCATCAACAAGCCTGTCGTGTTGAGGGCTTACACGCCTAAGCGGTTCAGTAAGTTTTATTTCGTTATCTAAAGCTCTTACACGTTTCAGTAGTGTCTCTCTAACCTCAGAAGAGACAAGCTCACGCAAGTTACTTTTGAAGTCATCAAC